CTAACAAACTACATATAAGTTCACGCATTGTGAAGCTAGACTCAGTCGTAGTAACAACACCAGTGGTTGGATCTATTTCTGCGCCAGTTGGTATACTTACTGTTCTGTTTAGGTATTCATCTACGTTTGTTAAACCGTCTTGAAAATCCGACATCTATCCTCCAATATAAACATTTGGGCTACCACTAGTAGCACGTGGTGTACAGTGTGGTCCTCCAGGTATTGGACATAGAGAATCTGGACTTGCATGGTTTCCATTAATAACAACCAAAATGTTTCCAATATAAACATTAGGGTTTCGGGCATTTAAATTGCCGCCACCATGACTATTGGGGTTACCATCAACTGATGATAACAAATTGTTTGTAAAAACGTTATTGCATGCCGCATTTGTAACGGCGCCACATGCTCTTGAATCTGTATCTCTATGTAGTGCTGGCATTAGTTCACCATTGCTATTCCTGTAGTACTTTTTGTGTATGTATCACTAGCATCTTTTGCAGTCTTTACAATACATATAATACTATTTAGCCGTAGTTTTACCTTTGCTTCTTGATCCACTGTAAACATAAATGGTGCAAGGCCTGGGCCTTTTTCATTTGCTATTAACATGAGTGGTTTTTTAATCACAATGTGATCATCCTTTTCTTCCTCTAGACGAGCTACCATTTCCTCGCCTGAGCTTAATTTAATGCTGACGGTATCGCCAACTTTATAAGGGGTTTCGATTATCATTTTTTATTTCCTAATTGTAACCAGTTCCATTGTAGCCAGTGTCTTCAATGTAACTTAGCATTTCGTTATAGCCGCCGACTTTTGTGCCGCCAACTATTATTTGTGGGAATGTTCTTGCTCCTGGAAAGGTTTCAAAAACATCTTCTCTTGTGAAGTCCGTGTCTAACTGTTTGTATTCATATTTATAACCACGTGTTTCACAAAATTGCTTGGCCGCATTGCAATACGAACAAGCTGTCTTACCGTATATTGTTATTATACTCATTGCTTCTCCTACTATAGAGATAAGCCACTAAATGTCTTATCATCTACATCTTGTTTAGTACCGCCAATAACATAACTAGTAATTTCAGTCTCTTGTGGTGCTACTTGCACTTCTGCTCCTGAAATCCACTTTTGTGTCCATGGCAACGGATTAGCTTGTGTAGTTGTATATGGGCATTTTAATCCTAGTGCCGTCATACGTTTACAACAAATCCATTCAATATAATCATGCAATAATTTAGCATTTAAACCAATCATTGATCCATCTTTAAACAGATAGTCTGCCCATTGCTTTTCTTGTTCAACTGCATCTACAAACATAGCTTGTACTTCTTCTCTACATTCTTCTGCAATTTTAGCAAAATCTGGATCCTCTTTTGTGAGGACTTTTGTTAACATATATTGTGTACTGCCTAGATGAACATTTTCATCTCTGGCGATTAGTTTAATAATTTTTGCGTTGCCTTCCATTTTCTTAAGTTCTGCAAATGCCCAAGAGCAAGCAAAACTTACATAGAAACGAACACCTTCTAATATGTTAACACTATTAAGTGTCAGCCATACTTTTTTCTTTAATTCATATTTGTCAACCACAATCTTCTTACGATTAACAGTATGTTCTCCTTCACCCAATAACTGATAATACATACTATCAGAAATTAATGAATCGTAATACTTTGTAATATCATCCGCACAATCTAAAATCTCATCAACGTTTAGCAGATCATCAAAAACTGCGGTTGGATTAGGAAAGATATTACGAATAATATGGGTATATGAACGTGAGTGAATTGTTTCACTAAATGTCCATGTAGTAATCCAGTTTTCAAGTTCTGGTAAACTAACAATAGGATTAAAACTTTCAGCAGGTGCTCTACCCTGTACTGTATCTAAAAGAATCTGACGTTTTAGATTACTTGTAAAAATATGTTGTTCATGTTCCGTAAGATCTTTAAAGTCTTTTGAATCTTTACTGATGTCTATTTCTTCAGGGCGCCAGAAGAACCCTAACTGTTTATCAGTTAATTTATCAAATTGTTTATATTTCATAGTATCGTATCGTTGCATACCTAGACCCTCATCTAGAAATGCTAAATTCTCTGTATGTTCTTTTGTTGCGTTTGTATTTAAAACAGCCATGTCACTAGATCCTTTATATTACACATGCTTCACAGTCTTCATCATCAATCTCGGTTAATGCTAGTGCTTCATCTTGTTTGAATTCCATCTCACCAGCACCATCATATGTGTTAAAGTAGTAAAGTTGCTTACCACCGTATTTGTAGAACATTACCAAATGTTGTAGCATTGTACTCATTGGAATCTTCTCGTCTTCGTAATGGACAGGATTGTAACTTGTATTTACACTGATACCTTGATCAATATACTTTTGCAATACTGCCATAATCTTTAAATATCCTTCAGGAGACTTCTGCTCCCAAAGTAAATCGTATGCATTTTTCATACGTGGATAACCAGGAACAACCTGCTTTAGAACACCATGTTTGCTTTGTTTAATACTTACATAGCTACGTGGAGGCTCAATACCATTTGTACTATTACTAATTTGTGCTGATGTCTCTGAAGGCATCAATGCCATTAATGTACTATTACGAATACCAGTTTCTTTAAGTTGCTTACGCAATCCTTTCCAATCCTGACGTTCTTTGTGTGGTACAAGCTCGTCTACTTCTTTTTTGTATGTAAGATTAGGTGTAATTCCATGTCCATATTTTGTTTCTAATGTGCCTGAAATTGCTCCTTTTTCTACAGCCAAATCTGCACTTGCTTTAATTAAGTAATAACTCCATGCTTCTGCCCACTCGTCAATTAAAGCTAAATCTGGATTTTGATAATTTGTATTGTTTTTTGCAAGCCAATATGCAAAATTAATAATACCAACACCCAACGGACGTCTTTTCATTGTACTGATTTCTGCCGCCAATACTGGATATTTTTGATAATCTAAAAGAGCATCTAAAGCACGAACTGCTAACATTGCTGGCTTTTCAAAATCTGCAGGAGTTTTAATATTCCCCCAATTGATTGCACTTAAAGTACATAAGCTAATCTCGCCTTCTGCATCATCAAAAGATGATAAAGGTTTTGTAGGTAAGTTAATCTCACAACATAAGTTACTTTGTTTTACTGGTGCTTTAGACTCAACAAAGGCACCATGTGTATTTGCATGATCAACATTCATTAAGTATACACGCCCTGTGTTTTTACGTTCTTCCATAAACTGTCCAAATAGTTCACTTGCACTAATTGATTTCTTTCTGATAGAATCGTCTTTTTCTGCTGTTTCATATAAACGTTTAAATTCATCTTGATCAGCAAAGAAAGCATCATACAAACCAGGAACATCTGCAGGTGAAAATAAAGTAATATCTCCGCCTGTGAGTAAACGCTCATACATAAGTTTATTGAACTGTACACCATAATCCATATGACGCACTCTATTATCTTCTGTGCCTTTATTATTTTTTAATACTAATAAATCTTCTACTTCTAAATGCCAAATTGGATAATACAATGTTGCGGCTCCGCCTCTAACTCCACCTTGTGAGCAAGACTTAACTGCACTCTGAAATAACTTATAAAAAGGAATAACACCTGTATGTGTTGCATCACCCTTGCGAATAGGGCTACCGATGGCACGAATACTGCCTGCGCCAACTCCAATGCCCGCCTTCTGTGAAACATACTTAACAATAGCACTTGAAGTAGCATTAATGCTATCCAAACTATCATCTGTTTCAACTAGAACGCAAGAAGAAAATTGTCTTTGAGGAGTTCTTAAACCTGCCATAATAGGCGTAGGCAAACTAATATCAAAATTACTTACTGCATTATAAAAATCTCTTACCCAACGCATACGATCAACTGTATATTCACTAAACAATGTTAATGCAATCATCATATATGCTATCTGTGGTGTTTCGTATACAATTCCTGTTGCACGATTTTGTACTAGATACTTTCCACGAAATTGTTCCATACCCACATATGCGATATTCTCATCACGACTATGATTAATATAGGAATCAGCAATATTAATCTCTTCTTCTGTATATAGTTCTAGTATCTCAGGATCATAAAAACCTAATCCAATATTCTTATTAATAACATCCAATAATGACCAAGGTTCATATGTACCGTATACTTGTTTACGCAAATGATAATTGATCAATCTACCTGCTACCCATTGATAATTTGGAGTATGCTCATCAATTAAATCTGCCGCGGCTTTGATTAATGTTTCTTGGATATTGCTACTTGTTATACCATCATAAAATTGTAAGTGACTTCTAATTTCTACTTCACTTGGGCTTACCCCTGTAATCCCTTCACATGCAAAAAATACTACTTTATGCATTTTTTCTAAATCTAGCGACTCACCATGTCCGCCTCTTTTCTTAATTGTTATTTCATTCATTATTACACCTACGTTTACATATTCAGTATTTACAACAATCCAATGTTGTTTAACCTGTTTTTAATAATTCTTTTGGGTCATATCTTTCAATAATTGAACAAGTATCAAGTATAGATATAGGTTCAACGTTACCATAAGTATAACCTAAAATCCAGTTTTTGTCAACCGAAACCACTAGACCCAAGAAACTTTTTTCTCTGTCTTGCACAAGTAATATTTCACAATCTACTTCTGCTAATTGTAAACTATATCCCATTGCTAATGATATAGTATTTTCGTCCATGTCACCTACATATAGAAGATCCCACGGACCAGGCCAATGGGTGCTATCGTATACATCAATAACTCTGCTACTTAATGGAGCAGTTTTAAACCAATCTACAAGTTCTTGTAGGCTGGTCTGTAAATTCTCGTTTCCTATACTTTGCCTAAATTTACGCCATTTTTTCAGACGTTCAGTAGGCGGAGCCATCCATATTGTCATCTTCTAACTTCTTACTTAGCTGGATTTCCAGTTTGTTAAAACGTATGATATATCTGCTGAATTTGTTGCGGTGTACTGCAAGTTAAATGTTCCACCTGCGACTACACCAGTAAACGAGTTATCTAGAGAAGTACTCGTTGGTACAACACTAGTAGTAAAACTATCATTAAGGGTACTTGTGTTACCTGTTGCGTCTATACTGACACTAATAGTACCTTTGCGTCTGCCGTTTGCATTCTTTAAAATATATTCAACATCTACATAATCATATAAATTACCATCTACTGCTATTCCTGCATTAGTAGCTGAAGCTGATGCGGCCAACGTTCTATCGACTACATCACTTACCCTACCACTTACTGGTGAGCTAGTGATTACTTCCGTATTATAATAAATTTTTACAATCTGTCCGTTGGTTGGAGCAGTGCCAAAAGTTATGGAAGAATCTTGAGAAGTATAATCAGTGCCGTTTGCTTGTAGCGTCTCAGTGCCAGAATCATCAATATATACTGCATATGTCATTTTGTTACCAAAATCCAATGTTGCATTATTGTCTGTTGTGTTATCAGTATCTGTGTCAATTTGACTAAAAGTAAAAATTGTATCAGTACCGTTTGCTGTCTGAGTTAATGGTGTATTACCAATATAAAGTCTTTGTACATCTGTTGCATATCCAAATTCACCTGCTACTAGAATAGGTAAGTCGGACAAATTTCCTTGACGTACTTTGATTTGTGCTACTGTTGCCATAATTAGTTTCTCCGTATATTGTATTTATGCAAGGTTATAGAATTCTTGCAAACGTAAGGCCCATTTTGTTTCCCAATCTTTAAACTCTTTTTGATCAACTTCGAACAGTTGGAACTGGCATTCTCTACTGCACATAAAGATAGCAATACTTTCAATTTTTGTTTCATAGAGCTCATTGTGAGCTAGTGCATATGCGGCACCTTGCATGAAATAGTCATCAATCCATTCACGTTTTTTAGGCTTATTGGTTTGTTTAAAATCCATGATAGTTTGTTTACCTTTATACACACCAACTAAGTCTGTTGTTCCTGCATATAACTGTGGGAAACATAAATTTACTTCTGTCCCCCAGACTTCATCTAAATCAGATTCTACATTCTTAATAACTGTGTCAGCCATCAACTTTGCTTGTATAAGTTTATCACCTGAATAGTCTTCATTCTTAGCCCAACTTTCTAGGATACCATGCATAATGGTTCCAACGTTGGCGGCTTCTGTTACAATCTTTTGAGCTGTTTCTGCACCTACTCGTTTTTTCCAACGAGCTAGACCTTCACGTGCTTCTTTAGGTTTTGTTTTATCAAGAATAGTTGTAACACTTGGTACTGCTTCGCCCCAAGGATTCTCATAAAGACGCTTTCCAGCTACAGATTTACGTTTTAATTCTTGATATGGATAGGGTTTCGTAATGTTTAGCATGTCTATATAGTACAGTATTATGACACAAAAGTCAAGACAAATCTTCTAAAATAAGTTTTATTTTGCTTTCTAAGATATAGTGATCATGTAGTAATTTGTTGCCATGCTCATTTAAGTGTAGTGTGTCATCTACACAAGTTTCAAGGAAGTTTGTTTCACCCATTCTTAATTCAAACCAAGCCCATACATCACTATAATGTCCTATGTTATTCTTTATAAACTTAAAGTTAGGAAAACTAAAATATGACAGTTTATGGACTTCTGCAAGTGCTTCTAATTGTCTAAAATACAATCCAGTATATCCTGAACGCCAGGGTCTATGTTTAACTGAGTCATCATAATCATCATCATCTTGTACAACAAGATCACCAGCAATCATTTGATTTGTTGCTTCTACTAAACGCATTACAGTCAAGTTACTAGTGTGTCGCTGTGCAAGAAATGTACCACTAGGATCAATATCGCTGACGTCCTGGTCCATCCAGGCGGGTGTGTGCCAACGTAAAGACCCAGTACATTGTACAATTATATAGTCGTATGCTTCCACATATAATGCATGTTTTAAGCACATGTCTTGATAAAGGTGGCCCATGCCACCTCTGCTATAATTATAAAAATTTATGTTTGGATATGTGTTTGCTAGTAACTGTGTCCAGTTATTATCTTGATGATTATTGTCGCTAAAACTGCATCCTATAATAGCTACTCTAGGCATTCTTTTATCCTATCAGTTAATATATAGTTATCCAATACAGTAGTATGTCCTAGCCTACACCAATGATCATCTTCATCGCTAACACAATAACCTGCTTCAAATAACAGTTGAGTTGTTTTTTTCATATCACTAAAATCGCCTTCATCAAGTTTATCTAATAATAATTTCCTGCCTTTATAGTCCAATGCTTTATCAATTAGCATCTTCCAAACATTAAAAGAATGTTGCTTATACACACCAGGCTCCCACTCTTTGCAAAAGTCAAGCACCCATGTTTTAGAATCTTTGTCTATATGATTATACCATTGTATATCTATCTGTACTAGTTGTGGATTTGCAGTTATAAGTTCTTGCATCTTATCTAGTGTATCTTTGTATCTACGGTTGAGTATATGATTATTAGATGGTCGGGAAATATATCCAGGATTGACACATATAACAGATGTGTCTTTTATACTAACATTTGAATAATTAGGGCCAAAAGGTTTTGTTTCCCATATCATAGTATCACTAAATGTGTAATCAACTGATTCATCCATTGATTCAATAATATGTTCAGAGTATAAAAATGTTCTTCTATAAGGATGGGTATTTTGTATTAATATAACATCAGCCCAATCATAACATTCATAATAAGCCCAGCGATGATAATCAGCACCAGTACCCATTTTCGCATAATTTCTAAATGTATGTTGAGGATAGCGTACAGCCATCTGAAAGGCCCAACAGTCTTTACCTATTATATTAAATGTGGTTGGTTGATCAAAATCTGAGTAACTACACCCAATTATGGCAATCTTCATTGGTAGAACCTACCAATTAATATTCCATTGAAATGTAGTGTTTGTTGACGTGTTTGCACTTCTTTCAATTCTATATCCTAAATTTTGGAAGTACTTAACAATGTGATCCATTTGTACTTTGTAGCCACGATTAGTAGTGGTTCCTAGCCAAACAGTATAATATGTAACGCTTGATGGATTTGTTGCTGTATATGTTCCGCCCGTAATTCCAACATTGTTATTAGCCGTACCCGATCCAATAACTGTCTGCCATACTGTTGAGGCGGCTACTTTTTGTGTTAATACAAGATTGTTAGATGCATTTTTAGATGCTACCAATCCACTTACACTTGCATCATTAATATCTGCTATAATAGCATTTAAACTAGTCCCCGAAGTACCTAGTGTAATTGTAGTGCCATCCCAAATTATTGTTTCACCGACGACTACTGTAGGATTTGCAATAGTACCAGTTGTGATAATGTCTGGTGTACTATCTGTCATTGTAGTTCCATCTGCTATTGTTGCAGAATAACTACCTACTCCACTTTGCGTAATGATCTCTTTCATTAAATACTGGATTTCATCAAATATAACCAAATCTGAATTAGCTTTTGATCTTGCTTGTGTAGCATTTAAACCTACATTCATGTGTCTAACTCCTTCTTGACTTGCTTACGAGCCATTCCGTCTATCTTTTTATCTTGTTTTTCTGGATCTGGTTGTGATGGATCACCACGTGATGCATCACTATCTGTGTTGAAGAAGATTACTTCATCTTTTATGTTGCGAACGATTGCGAGGTTTTGGGCAACATCAAATAAAGCATCTTCATCTACATCAATCCCTTGGTTACTCAGTTCTTTTACTAAAGAAGCAATAGGAACACTATCCACTCCTTCACCTGCCATAACTGCTAATAAGTCAATCACAGCATCTTCTAACTCTGAGTTCTCGGTAACCAAATCTTTAAAACGCATTTAACTATCCCTACTTGTGAGCTTTGATAGCTTCAAATGCCTTTTTTAAGACCTGCTTGTTAACCTTACCATCTACTTGTGCTTCTTTAACCATCTTAAGAGCTGAAAGATAATTTGCTTCTTTCATATCTCTACCGTCTAGTCCTGCATCATCAGCGGCATCTGCGCCACCAAAATCATCAGCATCCATGTCCATATCCATGTCCATACCTGGCTCTGCATCTGCAACATCTCCGTCCATGTCCATTGCTGGTTCCATGTCCATATCTGTTGGTGCTGGTGCTTGTCCTTGTGCTGTTAATAATGCATTATCAACTGCGTCTTTTGCACCCTTCATTGACTCTAATGCACCACTAATAGCCGCCTCAGCCGCTCCGTTAAATGCATCTGCTTCTGCTGTACCAACTTGTTCTTTCATTGCAGAGTGAATGCTCATTAGGTCTTCAACTTGCATACTTGCTAAGTCTTCAGCCATTTTTTGTAGATCATCACACATTTGTTTTGCCGCTAGAAGCACTTCTGCTTTATCTAACTCTGCATCTTCTTCGATGATTTCTACTTCAGCAACTTCTGCTTCTGCTACTGCGGTTTTTAAACCTTGTGCAATTAAAAGAAGTTTTTGCATATCTCTACTGGATACGTCAACACCGCTCTCACGGAGTTTTGTAATTTTTGTTTGTGTTGCTTCTGCAACTTTTTCCAATTTTGCCTTTGGCATGTTAAAGTTGAAGTTCGTTTCGAACACATCATTTAACACTGTATGCAATTTTGAAAACTTATTATTTTCTAAATCATATAAATTCATTGTAAACCTCGCTTTAGTTAGCTTATACTGTATTTATGTTTTTCTGTTTAAAAGTTTGATTTTAGATCAGAGACATAATCTCTTGTTTGATCTGCTTCATCTTTGCTACAGCTTGCCCTTGTTTTGCAGTATAAACATCAATTTTAAATGATTCCTTAACAGTAGAGGCTCGTGATTTGTGTTGTGCCGCTTCCAGTAAGTAGGAATCGTATTTTTCATCTAGACTTATTATTCTAGATGTTCGTGTACTTGAAATAGTGTTTGTTGCATAATGCTTCAACACTGCCATTGCACTCTCAAATAATGCTAATGTATGTTCCAATTCACCGTTACTTGAAATGTTGTAGTAAGTTTTAAAAACTTTGGGTGCTACTTCTTGTCTATCCATTTCAATAACATATTCACCCATTGAAATCTTATTGTCTTTCTTAGTAGATACAGCCGCTTCTTCCGGAGACTCAACTAACATTTTTTTAGTTGCTGTCTCAGATGCTGTCTGTAACTTTTTTAATATATCATACATTTCAGTTGCGTCTTTGCTAACAACCTCTTTACCAGCGGCACGTTCTTTTTTAACATGCTCTGCATTGGCTGTTACGTTGTTTAGCTTTTCCATTATGGCTTCCATTGCTTTCACTTCTTTGTTACTCATCTTAAAAACTCCTTTTGGTTTGACTGAAATATACTTTGCCTTCACGAGTTTCTCGTGAACACATTCCTTTATTAACTAATTGTTGTGCTACATATGCATCACGCTCTGACATATCTTCTTTGCCAACATCTTCATGCATCATGCATTCGTAAACTTTGTTTTCTAAATTACTTAGAAGAATCATTGTACCGCCGGGTAGTTCGTGTGTTTTCATCGTCTGTTACCCATTGCTAGTTGTTTCAATCTCTCAATGTCTGCTCTCATACCATCTTGAGTAGCTTGAGTGTCTGCAACCCCTTGTGCGTTTGCCATTGCTTTCTGATCATCCGGATCAGTTATTTGTTTACTTGCATTACTGGTACCACCAGTTCCGCCGCCAACACCAGCTGTGTTTCTTGGTGCTAGTGGAGGTCTTTGCATTTTCATATCAATATTATCTGCTCGCCTGTTGCGGTTATCATTATCTTGGTTGGCCATTCTGGTAGTTGCTCGACTCGGAGCCGATGTATTTGCTGTTCCATACGCTTCTGAAACTGCACTAAGGTCTATAATATCTGAAAATTTCTCATCATTTTCTTTTGCAATAGCGTCTACTAATGTTAATGTATCACCATAACTTAAAGATTTAAGTTGAGCACTTATATCTGCTTGTGAAATTTCCATGCCAAACTTTACGTTTGCATAATCTATGACTGTATCTATAATACTATTATTTTTAACTTTCATCGCCTTGCCTTATTCAGTTGTTTTAAAATCCTACTTGCAGGATTTAATTTTTTTGTTCGTTGTGCTTTTTTACTAATCCTTGCACCCATTCTTGCCTTTGTCCTTTTAAGAGTAAATCTCTTTTTAAGGTCAATTGGTTTGGCACATTGACTAGGCTCACTGACAACTCTGCCCTTTCGCTTGCCTACTGTACAACGAAATTTACGTACAACCTTGTTGCCACGTTTTCCGTAGACTAGTTTAGCCTCGCAGACTACATCATTGTATGATTCAAGTAAAAACATGAGTTATCCTAACGGCGTAAAGTTTAAATTTAGCAACAACAACACAATAGTTGATAACAATCCTGCTATCACCGTAGCCGCTGAGCCAATCAAGACCTTATTATTACTCTTCGTATCGACGATGGCTTTTTCAGACATTTTCTGAATTGCATCTTCCATACTTTCCATTTGATTACTTAATCTATCTAGTTTATCTTCTAACACGCGATACCTCTCTGCACATAAATCAACATGTGCCTCGAGATTTTCACGCTCTAGTCTTGACCGTTGCATTGCCATAATTTATTCCAATGTGTCTTTTCTACAGAGCTGATTTTCAGTTATGCTTCTTAGCATATATGTATTTATAAAGAATCGCTAAATGTAAAGTAAATATTCTTGCTACTATCTGACTTTGCGTCAAAAATATTAGAAATAGTTGCTGACTCATCTAATTGATTGTGTATAGGTACACCATGCGTATCGTCACTAGCAAAATACATCTGATTATCGCCATTAGCGTATGTATCAGGTGCTTCACTAGCAAATTTAAATATCCATATTGATTGAGTTCCAGTAAAATCAGTACCAAACGCATACCCAGATGTATTCTCTACAATAGAACTAACACTACTCAACACTAATTGTGTGCGTAAACTCAATGCTTGTATTAGACTATTTAAATTTTGGGCTTGCCTAAATGTAACTGTGTTTCCTTTAGGGTTTGAATCAGCAGTATCTGTTATGTCTACTAACGTATGTGCTGTAAAGAAACTTGTATTACCAGCAAGGACTTCACCGGGACGATGAATTCCATGTGTTATTTCACTCATTTTATAATGGGGTTGCCTTACCTATTGCGTAACCTGCCGCAAAAGCGCCGACTTTACGTGCCACGCCCATTGCAATAGATTTCTTCTTCTTCGGATTTAATTCAAGTCCTTTATCTTTAGCAAAATTGCCATACAGTGGCGCTAAGTCACTACGTCTAGCAAACATTTTAAAATATCTTGATAATTGATTACCAGCTAACATACGTTGTTGTGAACTTAAATTTCCCCAATTCTGTACAAGCCTTCTTGTTGCTTTTAGTTTAGGATCTTGTATTTTTAAATCTTTTTCTAACTTAAAAAAGAATGCTTGTGCTTGCTGTGGACTAACTGCATTACGTCTCACTTGGTTAATGAACTTTTTAATTCTTGGTTCATCAACTCTAATCTTATCCATTAGCATCGCATCTCTTTCTTTTCCAAATAATTCTGAATGTCTTTTTAAAGTAAAAATTGTTTGGTATAAATCACTACCACCTGGACTTGGATTATTAAAATTACCAAGTTGCATTGTTCTACGTGCATATTCTTTTGCAACAGGTGCATAGTTATAATCTTGACTCATTGTGTATAAGCTCATTAAACTTGCAAATAGATGATCAGAAGTATTACGTGCGCCTTCTTTGGCAATTTGTGTTTTACTACGGAACATACGTGCTTCACCAAGTGTTTGCATAAACTCTAGACTGTTGTCTTTAGTCATTTCATGCCCACCTTGCATTTCAGCGTATTGTTGCATTGTATATTTCTCTGTCATTTTCTGCTCTCTTTAACTTCAATACATTTATCAGTTGCATATGTTGTAAACCAACGTGGAGCAAATGCATGAATAAAACATGCATAAGCCGCTTTTTCTAATTGCCAAGAAGCCCACATTGCATGTTTGAAATGTTGCCAACGTGTTTCTCCAACTTCTTCTAAATGTAATTTGCATTTCTTACTAAACATTAATTATTCTTTCTTGCGTTTGCGGCACTAAAGCCACTTCTATTTACTAACTTAACATCACTACCTACAACATAGCCTTCACCACCTGGTTGTCCATCTGTAGTTGCTGTAATATCTGCTGGATGGCTATCTAGTTGTGAAATTATTTCGTTCTTAACTTTTTGTATTCCACCAATAATTTCTAACATTCCTGCAAATGATTTGGCATGTGTCTGTAAGTATTCAGTTATTCTTGCTGTCTTAGGCGCACTAACTTTACTTTGTTGTAACCAGCTAACAAAGTCATCTAATCCTAGATTACCCAAGTTACCTGTTTTAGTTGCACCATTAATATATGCATAAATTATTTTACTAAAATCTGCTACCTTTAGTTCTGCAGGAACATTAAGCATTGTATCAATACCTGATTTAAATTTTTCTGCATAACTTGCAAGCTCATCCAACGCAGGAACATTAACATCTGGTGCTTGTGATAACGTCTGTGGAGGCATTACTACAAGATCATTACTAATAAACTGTGTTGAGTCTACTTTTTCGTATGAATCATCAAAATTAATCTTTTTATGTAATACTACGCCTGCTACACTATTTGCTATCTTTTTTCCTATTGGACTAGAAGGCTTAACAAAGTATGCTGTTGTATTTGGTTGAAATACTAACGATCCTTTTTGTAATGGTGGGGTTTGATCCCATAATAGATCACCATGAACATACCCTCTAAAATTATTAGGGGTGGCACTCTCAAAGTAGGGCCAAAGTCTTTGCATAAAACTTGCATACTTTTGGCGGTTTTCACCTTTTCTACCATTGATCATGTCACCTAGTGCTTTTGAAGTTGTGACCTTACCATCATATCCTTTTGCACTAAACCCTGACTTATCAGTTAAGACAAATTCTCCATTTTCATTTCTACCAAATATAACGGCAGGTTTGCCGTCCCATTTAATAGTAGTATTTTGTGGTGAGTTTTCTAAACTGTGTAGTGTCTTTATACTTTTATCTACGCCTCGTGAACCATCCCATAGAACTAAATCTTCAACGTGATCAATGCGAGCACTTTCAGATATCTTAGCAATGTGATTTCTCTTAGATAGAGAATCACCATGCTTGTGTCTACGTTTTCTGCTATTTCTTGACTGTCGGGTTTTTGTGCCACCCAATACATCTTTGATTTTCACGACATTATTTCCTAATCTTTTTTACACCACGTATAAATCTATCATTATCTCTATTCTTGATACTTAACATAACACGTTTAGTTAAATCTTGGGCTGTGTCTTCGTCATAATTTCTATCAATCATCTCTAATAGATTAATAATAGAACTAATCGCATTCATACCACGACTTTCTAACACCTGAGATTTATCTCGTTTTGGTGTTATACTGTTTATTTCCTCAAGTATAGATCTAGTGCGTCTTTTCATAAGTGTAATTCCTTGTAATTGTATTTATCGATTATAAATAATTATATGGTCAAAAGAGTTAACGTATATGGTTGTAGTCAATCATCAGGTGTTAAAGATTTTCAAATAGTTTATCCATTAGGTAAAAAACTACCTACATCTTGGGTATATTATTTAAGTCAACAACATCCACATATTAATTTTTATAATTATGCAATACCTGGCACTAGTTTAGTCTTCAGTTGCTATAATTATGAGTCATTTAAGCATAAAGCAGACTTAAACATTATACAAATGACTGGTCCTGCTAGATTTACATATCATAGTGTTTTACTTGATCCTTATGAAATTCCTTTAGAACAATTAAGCGAAAATTATTGGGCATTTACAGATTATGACTTTTGGAAAACTAATTTTACTACGATTACAAATGCACATCCTAATAAATCAGAATTTTTAAAACAATATTATGAATATAAGCCATTGGAACACGATCTAATTGAAAATTTGTCTTTAATGAAAATGTATGGTGATTCTGCAGACTTTAGTTTTAGCCATGCAAAGATGTTTAAAAATGCATATACATTCTTAAAACCAAAAGTACCTTGTATACTTGATAGTATTACAGATAATGAATATGAAAGATTTAAATGTGATGAACCAGGACACTTCAATGAAGAAGGCTTACAGTTTATGTCTAAATGGGTTGAATCACACATTAATCTTGCTTCTTAAGAATACTCTTTAACCTATCCCCACCTATATTATCAACTGCCGCTAGATTAGGATTAGTTTCTTGATCTGCCATTGTTTTGCGTTTAATCTTATTATATAAATCACTTGTTTCCTGTGCTGGTGTCTTTTCATCATCTTCATCTAAGTCAGTAATACGTAATCCACCTACATCAAATGCTAAATCCACCTTCTGCCCTACGCCTGCACTACTTCTAGTCTTCATAAACTGTACTTGATAACGTCCACGTTCACGCATTGCTTGGCTAGTTAAAATACCAATAACATTATCTGCCGTTTGTATCTTACTAAGTCCACCACTAATGTGAGAATGATCAAACTCAATTTCTTCTACTGCACTTCTGTTTAACTGTGAAGCAGTTGCTAACAAAAAGTCATGCTCTACTGCAAAGTTACGCAATTCTTCAGATACAAACTTATCTTTAATAAACAAATCACTTGGACTTACTTTACTTTGTGCTGGCATCATCAAATCCAAATAATCAACACAGATTGCATCAATTTTCTTTCCACTTTTAACTTCAAACTCTTTTAGATAGCTATTCAAGTCATTTACTGTAATACCATTCTTTAATTGTACAATTTGTAGTCCACCTGCTGACTTTCCTTGCATACGGATCTTGAGATCTACATCTTCTACATTTTTAAACAATTCCTTTGTAGTATAACCTGTTAACATACTATCAAATCGCATACTACATAGTTCTTCGCTAAGTTCTAAACTAATATACACAACGTTGAACCCTTGTTGAGCCCAGTTGAGTGCTAGATTTTGCAAGAACAAACTCTTACCACCACCTGATGCGGCCGCAAATATGTTTAGTTCTCCTTTATTGAATCCACCATACAGTTTATGATCAATACCTTTCCAACCAGTACTTGTACTGCCTCTAGAATTACGAACATGTTCAATTCTTGCTCCTGGATCTAGCCAATAGTCAGTACCCATGTGTTTAGCAAGGCCAATACCTACTGCATCTTTAATAATTTTCTCTACTGCACCGTAATCACTCTTCTCAATCAAGTCAGTACTTGTTAAGATTGCACCCTCGAGTGCTTTGTGTCTACAAAATTTTTCAAATTCATCTATAAACCATTCTTTATGCCTATGATCTACCTCCATACCGGATTGTAATTCAACACTAGTACTTGCTTTAATTTGTTCATGTGTAGGAATTGCACCATATTCATTTGCATGTTCTTGTATAAAGGCTACA